TATTGAATGATGAGATCGAACTTCCCGTACCAATTTGACTATCGATTGCGCTTAGCGCTCCGTATCCCTCCGCGAGAAGAGATGCTGGAGCAACGTCATGGTTTTGACCCGCCAGGGCAGTAAGAGCGACGATCTGGTCGCTGCTCAATGTAATTGGAGTGTCCTGGAGCAATAGTGCGATTCCGCTTACTTGAGCGTCAGGTGTTGAGGCCAGAATATCTTGTGGACCTATAGCGCCGTTGTAGGACGAGCTGGTAACGCTACACAACAGGCGATAGGGTATCCAATAGTCTGAAGTAAAAGAAAGCTGAAATCGGCTTATTATGACATCCAGGGCGAATGACCCCCATACCAACCGTAACGGCCCGCCCTGTTGCCGAAGAAAGTCAATCAGCTGGCTTCGTGCCGTAGCATTACTTCCACTGAACACTCCGCTGAAGCTGACAGTTTCGCAGTCGCTTCCGATGGAATCCGTGACAGACGATCCAGATCCCAGGTGGTGTACAGATAGACGTTGTCTGCTTTGTACGGCTATTTTCTCCGGGGATTCCAATCCTTCAAAGGAGAAGGACCCGAGTCTAAGAAATGAATTTCCCATGTATGCCGCCAGTTTGGAAGGGTCGCCTAACGTCACTAAATCGCCTCTAACGCGCCTGATAGACAATCATAACGGCCATTACGCGAGGAAGCGTTGTTCTATACGATTCGATATCGAAAACATCACATATGCTGCCGGGGCTAATTTGCCGTGTTCAGGTCGAAGCTCGTTGGGTATAGGTCCATTTGCTGTGCCGCGTGAATGAAATGCCACCGATCCTGGTCAGATAATGAAATCGCGACGTCAAACGGCACGCCGTTCCGAGTGAGGTACAGACACTCTGTCAGAACGGCGTGCCCACGGCGTTTCCCTCCGGTGCGCCGCTGAAAATAGAGGTAGCCTCATCCAATTTCAGCAATGCCTCGGAGACTGCTTCCAGCCCGTGATCGCCGAGTTCCGCGACGCAGGATTCAATTTGACGCTCGTTTGCGGCCACCGTTCGAGGTACTCCATCGATCTCCTTTACCGAGACAGCCAATGCCGCCAGATTTAGCCACGAGTCATTTCGAGACAGCTCTGGTCCCGCGGCCTTCAGCAATCGAAGACGATCGAGCGCATCCATGCGTTGGACGGTAATATTGCGCCCGAGTCGGTCACGAATCTCAAGCGTCCGGCTCGCGGGAGAGCTCAGGACGTTCGCGGGAACACTCAAATCCGCCTCCTTCTGGATGCGAAGAATTCGAGCTTCTGCTTTACCGCCGCGTCACCACGCCACTGGCCAGCGTTCGATAGGTGAAATACTACCGAATCATACTGAAACGTCGATGTGGATCCATCGACCTCCGCGACATATTGGTACATTGAACTGGGATTGGCGTTTCCGCCGCCATAGTAGTTTTGCTCCGCCGCGGCGATGAAGTCTTCTACTACGGCATCGCCCCGTTCCAGTTCGAAGCTACCCTCCCAACCCTTCGGCAATTCCATGCCGATCTGGAGGCCATCAAGGCGGTTGACGCGCAGCGAATGCGTTAGCTGTTTGCTCTCAAAGGCGGTGACGTGCGCCAAATCCATCCTGCCCGATGGCCCGATCACCACAAGCTGAGTATCGCGACCGACGGAAAAAGTTGAAAATGCCATAGTTGGCCTCCTATTGACCGGGTTGACCGGTTGGCAGGGTTTGTACCGCCACCTGGACGGTCTGGCCTCCCTCCAGGCTGATAATGAACTTTTCGTTGATAGACTGATATTGGACCTGGACGTTTGCCTGAACGTAGCCCAAACTTGTCATACTCAAGGGGTTATTTGTGCTATCGCAGATCACGCTATATGGCAAATTTCCATCAACACTGCCCAGTAGTGCCTGATTGAACATGTTTTGTAGAAACGATAGTAACGTTCCACGAATATTCTGGAATAGTCGAGTGGTTATGATTTGCCCGATGTACTGGCCCATACCGGCCGATAAGGTCCGCGCGATGAAGTTCGAGAGTCTCGCATAGTTGTCACCGTTTCGGGACAGGTCGGAAGAAGAATTCTTGCCACCTCGGACACCCCAAAATGACCCGGCAGGTTGGGGGTTCGTGATAACGTCAATCCCCGCACTGAATAGCATGGCGAGCTCGGCCGCCGAGTACGAGGACGTTTCCCTGGACTGGGGTTGCCCCGAAGTTTGGCTTCCGACGATTCCGAAGATTTGCTTGTTGAGACTTGATTGCTCCGGCGAAAGGTTTGCAAGTCTCCCAGCGGCGAATCCTTGCGGTGAGACCAGGCGTATCAGACCATTAGCCTGATCGGACCACCACAGCCAGTCGCCAAACATTATTTTGGCTGAGTAGCAATCTATTCCCGCGGCCCTCTTGACCAAAACCGCGTTCGAAATGGTGTCCCCGGATGGTCCAGTGAGGATCCAATACACGCTCTCGTCCAAACTGAAGGACGCCTGTTCCGACCAGGTTTGGGGGTCATCGGAGTCCGCCAGCAACCCCAGACCACATGCCTGTCCTCGGAGGGCGTACATTCCAGAGCGAGATGCTCCGTCTTGTCCTACCAGCTGGCTTGGACTTACGCCGGCCGCGCCGTCTGTTCCTGGCGTTGAGCCACCGAGGACCAACGAAAAACTGATTGGCGTGCTCGCGTTCCCATTTGGTTGGATGCTGATCAACCGTGACGATGAGCGTTGAACTCCGGCGCCAGTATTAACGGCGTTAGCCAGCCCATCCCAAAAGGTCGATGTTAACCCGATGATATTATCGAATACTTCTGGCTGAACGCCAGGCAGGCTTACGGTCAGCATCCAACTTGCTTGTTTAGAGCCGGGTTGGAGAGCCACGACTATTCGGTTGCCCAGGGAACCGGTATACAGCGCCGTGATTGTTAACGCCGTGCCAGGCACATTGGCCGACGCAAATGTTTCGGTACCGTCGGAAGCGCGCACACACCTGAAGTCCTGTGCTCCTTGCTGAACCGCGGTGGCCACTTGCGTGCCCATATCGTATTTCCGGGGGACGATCGGACCAAAATTTCTATAGTAATCCGCCATGGAGCCAACGATTGTTGGTGTACCGACTGGTCCCCAGGTTGCTGTCCCGACGACGCCGATCGTATTCGTCGGCACGCCATTCAGGATCAGATTCTGTGGTGGGACAATTTCTACATACAGGTCTGGCACGATCAAAGCCGTGTTATTTATCGCTCCGGCCTGAAATATTGGCATTTATGTTTTCGCCTCACTTAATATACATTGTATTCCCGGGTACCAAAACCAAGGTCCACTCAGACCATCGCGTAAAAAGCCTTCAGTTTGGTCCAGGCTCATCATGATGGGTAATAAACCGAATTCATAGCACTGCCAAAACCCCGTTCTTCGTCAATTCACCAAATAACATCGCGGGGGCCGTCAATGATTGTACCGTGGCGTACTCGTAACCGTAGGAGAGATCCCTTCGGTATAGTAATGCGTTCTGCGATTGATCGTAAACCTGTGTCGACACATACGAAACATGCGCAGACGTTCCATCAGCCAATCCAAGAAATGGCCCGGCGGCGAGCGCGATATCAATATATTTCGATACAGAATCCCGCAGGAATGACGTTGGGCACCAACAGATCGTTCGAATTTCGCGGGACTGACGTCTTAGTCCCCGAGTTACAGTCCCATTTGAGACGACACGCGCGACAAGCTTGCTTGCATTTTGGACTACCAGAGAAGACCCAATCGCCGACGCGATACGGTAGCTGCCTATTTGCGCCGAGAGGTTCGCGGCAATGCTTTCCGGCGTGTCGTGGATGGAAGTAGAATAGGAGAAAGGCCGACCATCCACGATAACTCCGACCATGAGATTGCTCGAAATCGGGCCGGAGAATGCGACGGTCTGATTTGATACCGTAGCGACAAGGCCGATCGGAGGAATTTCTCCAACCGACCCTTCGAAATATAGATCGGATACTGAACCAGGCGACGTTGCTGGGAATATTGTTGCATTCACGACGCCACCGGCCAAATCGGTGTTCAGTCCGGCGGGTGAAGGCCACCCCCTATATACACGGCAGGTTGCACCGACCACACTGGCGTTCGTTACACCATTTGGATACAACGCTTGAGTGACCGCGGAAACAATGGCATTCTCGACGTCTGATAAGTCTGCCATCAGGTTGTTACCTGCCGGATATTTAGTCGCCATCCAAGGTCGCTGAGTTCCGAAGACACAACGAGAGACGTTGTACCTTGATCGTCTGTAACCAGATCCGCTCTTTGTATCCTCTTCCCATGTGTAGACGGGAGGAGCACGGTAGCGGCAGGGATCGCGGTGTCGCCTGGCAGGTGGCTTAGAGATCTACCTTCGGTTTCAATCCCGAGCACACTGGCCGGCCAATCCGAGATCACTCTTGTCATCGACTGAGAACCGGAGGCATCCAACGCTGCTGCGTCACCGGCGGTCACCGAACGGGCAATTGAAACCACGCGATTAGCCTTGATACATAAAACCGGCAGCAGTGGTTGTTGCGCGATAATAAACCAGGCGTGATGGTCTTGTACGAGGTAATCTCCGACCCTGGTGTAGGCGGCATCGAATATACCGCACCATTCCGCTACCCCATAACTGACCGCCCGAGAGAAGCCCGCGTCTGCGCGAGTAAATGCAGCATGAAGACGGAGGTAACGGTTCGCCAGATTGACTGGGTTCCCGCACCCCCTGGGACGATAGGCATCTGCCGTACGTCCTAATATGTTTGCCGCGCGGTTCAAACCCCAGTGCAACCGGTCCTGTAGCTGGGCTTCATTCATTTCAGACGACCAGATTCGGACTGTTAGAGCGCAATCCAGGCCCAGGAGGAACTCCAAGAAAGGCGCAGAGCCGTATTCGCCAGTCGTCGAACAGGCTTTCGCGATCGCGAAACTCGTTCGGGTTTCGTGACCACACCGCGGCCTGATTTGTGTCGAGATTTTCCGACGCGCGAGGTATTGCGGTCTCGAGACCGGCGAGAGTTGCCAGGTAAGTCCGCAACACGCTTAGTTCGCCATCGGCGAGATTGTTTATTCGGTATTCCACTAGGCCGAAGATCTGGTAAAAGCGCCAAGATGAAAAACTCGTCGGAGGACCACCATAAACAGGATAGCCGCAGTGCCGGCGCGTATCAATCTTTTCAATATCAGTAATCGGGATCACGTGCTCGCGCCACTGCCTCTGGTAAAAATGATGGACCCGGTCCCAGTATTCAGGATTGCCGCGGCATAAGATACAAGTTGGCCGCAGTTTAGAAGTATCTTGCTTACCGGCAAGACAGGTGTATCCCCGGTTGTCGCCTGAACTGTAGGATCTGAACCGAATCTGACGTAAGCCAGAGAGGCAGTGGGATTAGTAATCAGAACGCATTCGCCAACTCCAGTCAATTGAACATTCGACGAAGATGTCGTCGATGATAATGTGACCGTAGCGACAGGTTGGAACGGACTTATCGCACCCATTGACAAGGTCTTAACCCCTCCTGGTCAGCCGGCATGTTCAACAATAACCGCTCGCTTAAACGATGCATTAGTGGCGGTAGGGACCGTTGTCGGATTCGTTGTTGTATCAGAGGGCGCACAAAAGCCTCCAATCCAGTACCAGGATTGCGCGATAATTTGCTGTAGCCTGTCAATTGGCTCTCGAGTTACCATTGCGACGCCATTCACCAATGTCACGATTGAATCGGATGGTGCCACATCGTCGGCTGCCATTCCGGCAAAATCACCTTCAATCAGTGCACCGGCACCACAGATGATGGGGCGGCGAATCATCACATTGGCAAGCAGTGGGTGCTGCTGTACGAAGACCTCTGTGGTCGGCATGAAGCGCAGGCCAAGGAAGTCATTCGTCATACCCTTCCGAAACACCTGGTTTGCTGAAGTGGCTCCCTGAAACAACTGCTTGAAATCGGGGTCTCCGAACAATTGGCGAGACGAAACCGGGTCGAGATAGCAATTATATGCGCCTTCAATTTCGGGCACCGCATTCACCCGGAGACGCGCGACGGAATCGAGCAGGCAGGACATGGTCAAAGTGTCGCTTGCGGTAAGCTGCGAGGCATTTCCGCGTCCTGACGGCCGAATGACTGACGATGCCGTGGCAGCGAGCACGGTGTTTCCCGACGTTCCGTCGGCAATGGAGACGGTGTTCGCAAGGGTTAGCACGCCTGAGATGCCCCCCCACGTGGAGGAGACATTGGTCGTATCGGGTGTTGATCCTACGGCGGCATAGGGGTTTGCACCGATCGTGACTGTCAGAGGGTTTAATGCGCTGACAGTCTGTTGGACTCCATTAACGAAAGAAAATTGAAATCCCCGAAGATCATCGACCGCGACCGAGGATCCTGGGCTTCCAAGCGTCTGTCTAACCCTCGTGTTACCCCCGAAATAGGCCGAATATAAGGCGTTCCGGGCCAACTCATCCAGGCTCCTCGCAGCTTGCTCGCCGTTTGTGTAGGCATTTTGTAAGAACTGAGAGGCGATTCCCACACGGGACGTGACCATGTTAAGGTCGGCGGTTGCCGCGTAGTGATTTATTGTGATTGTGTATTGTTCAACTCCCCAATTTCCGGGTGTAAGCCCGTTGTCGAGGTTTGTATTCATCGCGGGTGACAGCGGGATGGTTACCGCGGGCTTTAGGCCAGCGCGTGTTTTTGTTAGCGTTTCACCGATTCCGACGGCGATGTCCTGCCGGTCCGCACAGGCTCTGTAGCCAAGACGTGAAACCAAGGCCTGCTCAAACTCCCGCTCGAGAAAGCCTTGCTGAATAATCGGCTGGAGAACACTGGGAAAGTTTTGGATACCCATTTCAAATTAGCCTTTAGATAATAGAACGACGCCGAAGATGTTACAAATTGCGAAAGTCGGGAACCTACAGGACCGAGCGCTTAAGGATATTCGCTTTTGCAATGCGATATTCCTCATTTGTCATTTCCGTAGCTAGCTTTTGACGGACTGGTCTCGCGGGGGGGGGCTTGGCGGCACTTGAAGATGATGGCGTTGAAAACAGCCATGGCTTTGCGAGTTTCAGCTGTTTTATGAGTTCCATTCCTCCGACGATGTTGCCTTCATCGTCGAGTTGTACTTGAGTAGAATCGACAAATTTCAATCCGTCCATATCTACGATTCCGGCCCGCATTGCTTCGACTTTCAATTCGGCTTTTACGATTCTTTGCTCCGTTAGGCGTAGATTTTCACGCGTTTCATGCTCAAGTCTATCAAGTCGGGCCTGAATATCGGAAGCTGGATCATCCGAAATCTCTGTGTCAGGCGAGTGGCTGGTCAATGGCTTGCCTTTCATTCCAATCCGCGACACTTTGCGCTAATTCAGCATCCGTGTTCGAGATATCGTAGGTTTCCGCGATAAACTTGATGGCGCTTCCACGGCTGATGAGCCCTGATTTTAATAGTATTGCGAGAGTAGTTGCATCAAGTTGGTGATCCGCGGCGGACACAGGATACCAGCGAGGCCATTTTATCGTGAAGGCGGTGGCGGGGTCCATTGGTGGTAACTCGCCACTGGTTGTGCGAAGGGAAAAGCGTGCTGACGCTCGAGCGATCATCTGTGCCAAGGAGGCCAGAGCGATTTCGCCATAGGTAATCCTTAGGTTATCCGCCAGCCAGAGCAATCCCTGGTTCATCAGTTCAAGTGCACGGCCTGACTGCGCCGCGGAGAAGCGCTCGGGGCTCGCACGGTTTCCGTGGATAGATTCAAGTGCCAATTCTCGCAACGTTCGAACATAATCTATCACGGCGGAGGCAGCGGTTCCATTGATCTCGAGCAAGCGGGCATCCCCTTTCTCACCGACCACAAGTGCATTGCCTGCCCCTTTAATGATTTCCGATTCCGTTCCAATTGGCTCCTTTAGCAAGAGTGTTGGATCGCTGCTGTATTTCAGACCCCGCCCGGCCTGGCTGAGTTGATAGTCGATTTCTATTTGTGTTTCGATCGCGGCTCTGAATGTGCATGCGCCATCGTTTGGATCGCCGGTCGTGGGTTGTCCGGGCAGATTTCTTATCCATACAACCGGCACGAAGCCGAGACCGTGATGCACAGTGCGACTCCCATCAATTTGCGGAGGGCAGGTGTCCCCCACGGCCGACGGGAAGTACCAGGTTTCGGAACCGGCGTCCCAGGTTCGTTGAAACCAATAGTCAGCGGCGGTATCAGATACCTCGTATCCATTTTCCAGCAATTGCAAGCCGGATACCTTGTAACGCTCCGTTACCGCCAAGAGAGTATCGGGTTCCTTCGGGTCCCAGGTCGGCGTCAGGTAGATCGAATCAAACACCTGGAAGAAAATGCGCCCACTCAGAACTCGCATCAGGATTGCAACAGAGCCGACGGAGCCTCGGATCGCCGCTTGCGTCATAACCAAATTGAGGCGGCAGTCGCGAGCAATTCGAGCGATTGAGTTCTGGGTTACGGCGTCCGAACACGTGATTGTTGGAAAGTGCCCTTCGCTGAATAGGAGGGAGACACTATCATCGACTACTACCCGACACAGCGGGTACCGTACAGATGGGCGTCGCTTTCTAAGAGGTATGTATTCTCCGCTTGTGGTTCGCTCATCGTTAAAGTCGTGAGAGAGAACGTCGTACTGCTGGCCGTTCAAGACCCGTGTTAAAGAATCAAGGATCCAGGTTCGCGTTGGATAGTCTGGATCGCGAGGGATTAGACTGCATAGCGTGTCAAACATAGAATGTCGCCCGCGCGAATGCTTGACAGCGCATCAGGCCGTCAGCGGGAGTTGAAAGGGACGTGGATGCGGCGGGAGCTTTTGGGGAAGTCTGCCAAGGTGATGAAAGCGCGCGATAGAGCGTCGACCTGATCGTCGTGTTCTCCATTTGGGAAAGTACTTAATTCGTCAAGAAAAGCCTGGTTCCAGACACTGGGCCTGATAGCGAGATTTCCCGCGTTTAACTGGGCCGCTGGTAACATCGCCCGCGACCACTTTGATCCGCGCTCTCGCGAGGTGTAAACCCGAAATCCAGATAGTAACGCTGACAGTTCACCGATCTGGCTCTTTCCTGCCTGCCCGGGGTCCAGCGGCAGGCTAACGACAACAGAATGGCCGTCCGTACGGGCGACGGAGGTGATCATGTCCTGGATTGTCCGATAGTCACCTCGCAGTCGAACGATATCCTCGACCACAAACCGGGCTCCCGTCTGGGAGAGTCTTAAACCCACGGTCCAGTCCGGATCATTACTTTCAGTTGGCACCGTGGCGGCCAGGTCCCACGATCTGACAATTCTCCGCGAAGTTCCATCATTGTTTTGCCCAAAATCCTCCGCTAGCAGTTGGTTGATGTTGAAGAGTGATCCGACGATTGATACCGGTGACTGTTGGAACAGTGCGGACCAGACGCGGCCGCCGACGACGGCTCTTTTTTGCTTGAGGGCCTCAATATCTTCCCATTCCGGCCAAAGTGGCGCTCCTGGAGGCCGCCCAAGCGGGTCATTGAGTTCAGCCAAGGCTGGAAGGCGGAGGACAGTCCAATCTTCGTTATTCTGCGTCAGGAGGCGACCACTTAGATCATTTTCGTGCCATCTCGTCATGATGACGACAATACGAGCTCCTGGCTTCAGGCGGGTCATCAACTCCGATGAAAACCAATCCCAGAGGAACTGCCTCTGCCTCGCGCTGTCTGCCTCGACCATCGATTTAATTGGGTCATCGATAATGACAAGATCGGCTCTGCGGCCGGTCACAGCTCCTCGAATTCCGGTGCCGAAGTATTCTCCTCCGGTCGTCGTGCGCCAATGGGTCGACGAGTGGTCATTCTCCCGAAGATCAAAGCCGATCTGACGGTTGTATTCTCTTATTAACGCTTGTACGCCTCGACTAAAGTGCTCGACCAGGCCGACTGTATGCGATGTGGCGATTATTGATGTCTGCGGCTTTTGTATAAACCACCAAATTGGGAAGATAACCGAAGCATAGGTCGACTTTGCACTTCCGGGCGGCATTAAGACCATGAGGCGCTTAATGTCACCGCTTGCGATAAGCTGTAGATTATTCAGTAAGCACCGGTGATGTGCCGACGGGGCAAGCCCGGAGTTTGCCATAACCTCGGCAGCCCAATCATGTAAACTTGTTCGTATTCTCTCCCGCGTTACCGACTCGTCGTGCAGTCTCAAAATATTCGTGAAAGAGTTGGACGTCATTTAGCCTTGAGGGGTCATCATTTGACATTACGACGTTCGAGATTGGGTGGACGGCTAATCGTTCGGAAATGCTTTGAAATACCTCGGCTGAGGCATCTTGATCAGCGTCTCGGCTTGAGCGGAGACCGTACCAGGCAGTCCTGGCAGGCAAGCATTTAACGTTCCTCAAAAGGGTTTTTCACGTTCAGGTCGAATTCTGTTGGATCAGGACATGCTGATCAAATCATACTCGATAATATATCCCAACCTGGGGCATTCGGGCAAGATGTTTTTACGAGTGGATCTTCTGGCCCCTGGTTCAGGTAACTTGTTGAATGTCGTGTCGCCGATACGTTCTAGTACTCAGAATCGCTAGACCGCGAAACATGGTTTCATCCGCTTCTGATGGACA